GAGGATGCCGTAAAGACCAACGACGAGTAATACCGTGGTACACAAAATACCACCCCAATCTCGGTTCGACAGTTTTACGACGTGACTCATCAGATGACCTTGCCGAGAACATCGACATCGGTAGGACCAACGGCTGCGGTTTTGACCAGGACTAAAACTTGGTTGTTGCCGTCAAGGTCGAAACTGTGTGAGTCCAGATCAGAAAGGGTGTACTCGAAGGATCCATCGCTGATATCAGTAGAAGCATCAGAGAGGGTGATATCAAGGCCACCAGCCTTATTAACAATCTGCTGCCACGCTCCGACTGTACCCGTGTTGGTGGTCTCAGTATTGTCTTGCTGACCGGCGGGGTTGACTGAGCGGCCAAAGACTTGCACCACTGGATCTGTACTCATTGAGCCACTGGCCGTATATCGAGCGGCAAGGCGTAGAGTAGTGCCGTATGGGATGGTCATAATGACGGGGCTGCTGCTCAGAGAGTCAGAGTACGGGTTTGGCGTACCAGAGTTGTCCTGAGATTTAGCATTGTCATTGATGACTTGCCAGAAAGAAGTAAGTTGGCAGGGGCGGGAGACCTCAGATCGGTCGTTGATTGCCACTGCTGCTGCGGTTGTTGTTCCAAGAGCCATGATTTATCCTCAAAATCCAAGTGGATCATACGAGTCAGAAGTAGAGGGGTTTGCAAGAAGACGGCCTTCTGGCTGCACCCGATCAAGAATATACGCGAATGCGTCCCTCAAGCCCGCACGATATGCGGTGTCTTGGGAATCGCTGCCAATACCAGAGTTTAAAAATCCTGTTCGTTGACACAAGTCTTGGAACACGACTGCCCCGTCCTCGGAAGCGAAGAGGCGGCGATAAGCATCTGTAACTTTACTGCTGTTGTCGGACACTACCTAAATCCTTTGCTGCGGCAGCGGTGTTTCGTGCCGCCATCGCTTGTTGTTGTACGGCCTGGGCCTGCATTGCCTGGTTCTGCTGCTGCTGCCGACCTTGTCGCATTGCTTGAACTTCTTCCTCTGGCCGGAGCAAATCAGGGTTGACACCGTTATTGAACATGATGGACCTGACTGCTTGGTCGGCGTTGATGTTGTCCAGAACCTGCGGGTTGGCTTGCAACAGAGGCAGTACGACTTGCAGGCTTTGCAAAAACGCCTGCGATTCTGCTGATCGCTTGGAGCTGGCCATTGGAGATCGGTACTCAATGCCCATACCTGTACCCTTAAGGTCTTCAGGTGGAGCCGGGAGCATGCCACTGGACCGCATCCAACTGTAAGTACCCTCAACGATTGGGTTGAGCCACTCAGCGTAGAGCCTCGAAAGGACAGGTGCAGCGGACATCAAACCTTGCTGCCGCCGCTCAATGATCTCTGTGGCCGTCATCCGGTCGTTCATTGGCAATGTCAGTTTGTCCAAGAAGAATGCCTGTTCGATTCGGGCTTCTTGCTTGTCAAGCAGGTTTTGACCAATAGCAGGGTTAGCACCCGAAACCAACGGCTGCGGAATCTCTCTTTGGCCTGAACGGTAGTACAGAATTGAACCTGGGGACGTGCGGATCGGACCTTCAATACTGTTGGCAGGAACCAGCAGAGGCGGTCTAATCGCCAGTTCAGCAGCTTCCAACAACGTCCGCGACATTGCATTAGCCACCTTGATGCCGGGAAGCACATGCATGGCTGGACCACGACCATACATTTCCTCTGCTGCCTTAGACCAACGAGGCACAAGGTAAGGCATGCGGTCAAACCCACCCTCTCGTACAACCTCTTTGGTAGAGACCTCTACATACATGCTGGCAAACGGCTTGTTGGTGAAATCCATCTTGTATGGATCTCGCTCTTGCCGCTTGTAAATAGCGTGTACAAACTCAATTTCCGTGTCAGGGTTGTAAGACCCGGAGTTGGGGTCTGACATTCGCAGGATGTCTTCTGGAAGTTCGTCGCCAAACACATCCATTGCGTCCCGCAACGACATGCGGAAGTTTCGGTAGCACTCTGTGACCTTGCCCGCCTCATTCTCCATGATGTAGAAGTTGGCGAGCTGCCGTGTTTGGAAGACTAGGTCGTCACCCTCTTGATTGAGATACATGACAGCCGTACCGAAGGAAACGAGATCCAGATACAACTCATGAGAAGCCACAGCAAACTGACTGCGGTTAGAGTCAAAATACTCCAACATAAGCGTTGTTGACTCATGGAGATATCGTTTAATGTCTTCGCGCTGTGCCAGTCGTGCATTGCTGGCAGTCAGGCCAAACCAACGAACACTGGTGTTTGTCAGCATCCCGGAGAGCGCAGCAGCAGGGCTTTGGGCTGCATTAGGGGCAGTGTCGTTAAAAATCTTGTTACGACGCATTTCCCCTGAACTGAATTCGTAGGAGAACTGTCTAGTGGGCAAGGTCAGATCAGCCACCTCTTGCCAGTGGTGGTCCCAGTTTGAACGGTGGCTTTTTGCCTTTTCAAACCTCGAGATGATTTGGTTACCGAGCGTCATTGGAGAAGCCCTCCTTCAGATTCTTCACCGCCCAGGATAGACCCTTCAGTGCTATACCCACCTGCTGCTGCCGCTCCAGCACGACGTTGTTGATCGCGAATCGATTGCAGGTACTTTTCTGCTGCACCCTCTTGGAGCAGGGCTTGACGTTGCTGCTCTTCAAGTTCTGCCTGAAGGCGTGCTGCTTCTTTCTCTGCGTCGTTTTCGGCCATTTGGTTTACAACGTAACTCGTTCCAGCAGATAGAGCGCTAATAACGAACAGCGAGAACGGGTCAATAAATGCAAGTACAGGTTCAATCATCTGTGGAATTCCTCTAGTGGGTCGTAGTCATAATTGTCTACCCGCTCTTGCATGGGCATATCAAATTCGCCTTCTGATTGCGAATGCCTGAGCATCATAACTGCGTAACGGGTCGCAGATTCAATATCGTCACGTTCTGCTACGATTTTCCCGTCCTTGCGGTGCAACATTCTTTTCTCTTCAAACCAATCAGTAAGGTTCCGAAACACCCGGAATCTGCCAGTACGCATACGTTCCAGGATTTCCATGGTCATCGGTTCGCGAGCCTGGCCACCGCCCTTGTAGTCGTCGTACCTTGCTGAGAATGGCAGCATGTTGACCCCGTGGTTCTCGTACTGGTCTTTAAGGGCTTCGCCACCACCCTTGTCGCGGATCATGCCGTCATGGGGCCAGGCTACCGGAATCCAGTCACCCCGCGAACAAATCGCGTGGCCGTGGTATGCAGCAGTCTCATTTGATTTTCGGTAGCAATCCGTGACATATACGATGTCGCTGTCCGCGTCGTACGCGATCCAAGCAGCCGCGGCTGGGTGGTCGATTCCGAAGTCGATTCCGCAAATGCGCCGGAAGTGGCTTGGTATAGGAAAAGGATCGCATTGGATCTCTTCGTCGGGCACTGGGTATACCCCACCCGAACCCATCATGGGAACGCCTTTTGCCCGTGTTTCTCGTTCGTGTTCCGGGAAGGATTTGAGAAGTCGTTCTCTTTCTCCTTCGTCTAGGTGCGGAGCGTCTTGCCATGTAGCCGTCGCGTAGTAGATGCCAGGTCCACCATCCACAAAGTGACGAATAACATCTGACATACCGAACAATGGAGTACGGGTAAATAGGACCATTCCTTTCTTATCGATGGTACGAGTTTGGGCTTCAGTAAAAATCATCTGGTCAGTGGGTTCTTCGTCAAGCCAGACCCCATGGCGCGACACACCTTGGAACTTGATATTTCCCTGCTCGTAGGACTTAAAAGCAAGTTCTGACCAGCCCCCAGATACATGTTTGACTTTGACGGTGTCGATTACATTTTGCACACCGCATTGCCTAAAGTTGACATCTCCAATACATCTTTTGGGGATCCAACCAGTGCCGTCCGGCTCTTTTGTACCTTCGATCATGCCGCCCACTAGAGCAAATTGGCAGACATCTCGTGTCAGCTCATTGGTAGGGCCAGCGACAATCCAAGACGTACAGGTGTCAAACCTCCTACCTTCCCACCAATCTGGGTACATGCCTGTCAAATGAATGGCCACCTCGGCAGCAGCAGTCCTGGTCTTTCCGGTACGGTTACCGGCAATAATGGCACGTTCTGGGTTGTTTGTACCTTCGTTATGCCACTCGGCTTGCCAGTCATAAGGTCCGCCTTCAGAACCTTTCGACGCTAACTCCCCATACTCGACCTCAATGCGAGTTGTCTTATTGATCTTCTCAAGTTCTTCAAGAAGTTCTAGAGCCTTTGCAGATACTTCGTGCATCAGACGTTGCCATCCAATTTGGTTACAACCAGAGAGTAACCGACACAAAGACCGTTCAGAATAGAGCTGTTTGGATCTTTATAAACGTGCCTTGGAAAAATGTCTTGAGTGCCAGTGAAGGTTTTAACGCCTTGGATACCAATAACAGTTTGCCCTGTTCCGTTCATGCCTTCAATGCCAGCTTGAAAACCCTCAAGAACGTTTCTGCTGTTATCGGGTGCTGAGTTGTTAGTTGAGTTTTTACGCATCCCTTCCCTTGGTGTCAAAGAATGACCTCCATCATCGTTGATAATATTATCGATTCCGATAATTCTATTGCTAGATTGAGTCACGCCACCTGATGCACTAGAGGCCAAATATGGCCCAATCTCGTCAATATTGACAGGGCCGTTACCAAACCCGGTAGAGTCGCCAATCAACAGACCTCCCGTGCATGAAAACTTGTACGTTCCTGGCTGCAAAGTGAACTTATTGTTTGATGTGTCAACAGTGATCCAGTTAGTCGAGTTTGCAAACACGTTGTAAGAGTCAGCACCTCCACCAACATTGCTTGAAATCTGCAACACGTCAAGCGTCCTACTGCCCGCACCACCCGGAGCAATTGTTGAAAACAAGGCAAACTCTGCAACCCGAAAACCAGCCAACTGTTGGACGGTGTTTAGTGTCGCGGCATCCGTGCTTGCTGATGGTTCTGCCAGACCTGTAATTCTGGTTGATTGACCAAAGTCCAAAGTAGCGGTACTAGATCCGTTTTTGTTGAAAGTCGCATAACTGCTGCCGCCAACACGAACAGTCAAAGCATCATCAGTGCCATTGCCAGATCCTGGGTTCTGCTTGTGGCTGTAGACGATTCCGCCCATGTTGTTATCAAGAGGACTGCCAAAATAGATGTTTCCAAACTGAGTCGCGGATGCTGGCTCAGGGCTCAAAATTGACATACCAGAGTTGGTATCGTCTTCTTCAATCACCAAAGTGTCGCCAGCGGCGTTTGCAGTTGCTCCAGTTACAGCTCCTTCTGAGTGGTGGATGATGTGGACTGATCCCTTAGCACTGGCGTGGTCGATGTTTACACCGATCTTGTTGCCAGATGCCGTGGATTTAATCTGACCACCGGCAACAATAAGGTCGTCGTTGACGGTTACGGTCTTGGGACCAGTCCCGTTTCCAAGAACCACATTGCCATCACAGGTCAAGTCAGTGCCAGTAATGTTGGCAAACGTCACGTTGTCTGACGTTGCCAGGCTCATGTTTGCGCGTACTGTGGTCGGGGTGGCAACCGCGTAAGCGTTAGAGGTCACAATAAGCATGTTGTTGTT